ATCTATAGAGATAAATCTTTTTGGCTTTCCAATATCTTTCCAACTAGGTTTGGTCATAATCAAAAAATCCTTTTATATCTTTTAAAGTTTGGTCAAGCTTTCTTTTACTCATCATACAGCTATTACAAAATCCAATATCATTATAAATACTAATTTCTATACCACACCCACCAGCACATTTTCTTGACTTTGTAGCACGAGACTTAACCTTTGAAACTTTGTATCTTTGCATAATCTTTTCCTTTGTTGCAGTTGCCCTGCACTCAGGTGAGCAATAGATTTGACTCTTATTATTGCTTTCAAAATGATTATCGCATAGTTTACAAAATTTACTCAAGATCTTTCCTTGGTGCTATTTTAATATCACCCTTTGGTTTTGTGCGACATACTGTTTCGAAATCACAACCCTTGCAAACTTTAGAGTTTGAACGGTAAGGATTTTCAGGAAGAAGACCATCATCAGATGCCTTCTTTACTTCTCTCATCCAATCAAAAAAGTAATTAATAAAATTCTTGTAGTGATCAGTTAGTTTAATGGGGAACAAAGAAAGTTCGTGACTATTCTTTGATTCATAAACAAGGAATGCAAAACTCTTCTTAAGAATCTTCATATAGATTAGAAGTTGTTCAACATGGTATTTTCTTGCTTCTCCCTTGACATTTAGATAATGAAAAGAATCTTCGTTAAGTGTTTTAATTTCAGTAAGAATATCCATATCATTCCACTTAATAATTGCATCTGTTCTACCAGAAATAGGTGGGTCTATATAAGATAAACGCTCTTCATTGGTTACTAGAATACCAGCAGACTCCATAGCCTTTTCAATACGACCATGACGATCAGTACCGCTATCCATATTTGCAACTGAGTACCAGTCTGTTTTTACATCAGACTCATTTCCTTCAAACCATAAGTACCAAAATCTAGGACACTTACCTGCACCATACGTTAGTGTTGACGGGGTAAAGCTATCTCTCTTTTTAAAAGATGCTTTTCTTTGCAGAGCATATCCTTCTTTAATCTTGTCAACAATTGCTTGACTATCAATTAAATTCTCTTCACTCTTTTTTGGTTTTTCAACCAACTTGTTAATAAGGCTCTTAGCCATTGTTAATCCTAACTGCATATTTTAATGCGTCCACTAGTCTATCCGTTGCTTCTTTAGCTGAATAGTATATATTTTTCTTTGCTCGTTCATCTTTCTTAACATTAGTATACCAGGAAGCGAGCATTGCAAATTTAGCAGAGTATGCCTGTAGCTTTACAATTAGTTCAACACCAACCGATGCTGGAACGTCTGGCTTAGAAATTAATTTAGCAATTAACACTAAAGTCTGTGTTAATTCTTCATCTTGCATATGTTCCGATATTTCATTAAATCCATTTACCTGATTTAATAAATCAACTGTTGTTTCCATTATTCCTCAATTCTTCAAATACTTCCCATTCAATTACGGCAAGTCTAACTTTCTTATTTCCCTCACCAATAACAAGCATAAGGGCTGGGTTTTTAGATCTGTCAACCTTTAAAGTGTCAGTAACAATTTTAGCCCAGTTGTCTTGACTGATAGAAAAACTTTTACTGTACTCTTTTACATCAACAACAAACTCATCATCACTGCCATCAGCCTTTACAGCACCTCTTCCAGAATTTTTATGAGCCTTAAGACCAGCTCTTTTAAGTTCTGCACGTTCGCTCATTAATTCCCCCTTGTAAGAATAACTTCAGACATATGTCTATTTGAACAAAGCCAAGTTAGTTTCATATCTTCACTATAAAATCTTGCAATTAAAACTAATTGTTTGCATGAGTGACAAGAAAATTTTCCTCTATACTCAGAAAATGCTTTATACATTTAGCTTTGCCTCTAGGTCTGCTACTCTCTTTGGATCTTCCTTTAGCCAATCAATGACTTTTGCTCTACCCTGGAATCTTTCTTCCCCGATAGTGTACCAAGCACCACCCTTTTGAATTGCACCAACAAGTTCTGCGGTATCAACTAGGTCTGCAACCTTATCTATGCCTAAGACACCATCTCCATCAAAGTAGAAGTCGTAGGAACCTGCAACAAATGCTGGACCAGTCTTATTAAAATCAATATGCCAATTAACTACACGACCAATTTTAGATTCAATCAACTTATCTCCAGAAGCTATCTTGCCCTTGATTGCCTGATTGTCAGAATCACTTGACCAAAGTTTTACAATTGTGCTGCTAAAGAATTTTGTAGCAAGACCTCCAGTTGGCATATGGCTTGCAAACATAGCACCAATATTATTTCGGAGTTGGGAAATAAAAACTAGAAGTACTGGTTTTTCTTGATTGTTTGCAAAGTTAAGCATCTTTACTGCATTTGTCATATCTTTTGCTTCAGCCCCAATTTGTTTTGTATTCTCAAGTTGTTTTAATTCTTCTGAATCTTTTTCAAAATATATTGCAGGAAGCATCGCTGAAATTGAGTCAACAACAATCATATCTACACCAGCCTTCATTAACTGAACACCAACATCAACCATTTCATTCATACTTCTAGCATTTGAATAAATTAAATTTTTAACATCTACTCCAAGCTTTATTGCCCACTCAGGATCAAACGATGCTTCTGAATCAATCCAAGCACAAATCTTTCCATCTTTTTGTGCATCAGCAATCATTTGTAAACAAAAAGAGGACTTACCTGCAGACTTATTTCCCCAAACCATTACCTGACGACCATATGCAAACCCACCCTTTAATGCGTGGTTAAGGCTAACGCTAGGTGTCTTTTGTTTTATAATTTCAACGGTGTCCCCACTTGTAATCTTTTTACGCAACTTTGGATCTAATTGGGACAAAAATTCGTCAAGGTCTATTTTGCTCATGCTAGAACACCATGCATCTTTGGACGTTCTGTATTTATCTTAGCCTTGTTTTTTAAAGACTCTTCAAGAGATATAGAAGTATATCCATCTCTAACTAAACCAGCATATAAATCTAAGACCCTAATAATAATGTCAGCTAGTTCTTCCACTACTTGATCATCACCCTTCTCCTTGCGTATTGCCTCAAGTACCTCAGACACTTCTGAGTGTACCATTGCAAGTTGTTTTAGATAAAAGATAGTTCCATTATTATCATCCCAAAAACCTTTGTCTCTTGCATTTGCATGTAGTACTGCTGCAAATTCATCAATTACGATAGCCATTTATAATACTTCCTTCAATGTAATAGTTCCTTCTTTTGTTTCACCAAAATTAATTTTTGCTACTTTTCCAGGCTGGCATTTCATATATCCAGTAGAGAACATTGTAGGGAATACCATTGCAGCAGTCATTTCTCTTGAACTATCAGCAACAATCATATTAGCCATTCTCTTTCCAGCTTTAGTAACTCTAGGAGTAAAGGATAGCACAAAGTGTTCATCATTTGCAAATGGTATTTGCTTATAGTTTAAAAACTTTATAAGTGGATTTTCTTTGTGCTCTTTTAATTCATCAATTGGAATAGCCTCAGAAATTCTATTTGCACCTGCAAGAATTAAATAAGTTCTTCCTGGTTCAATCTTAGTCTCTTCTTCATCAAAGATTCCAATTACTCCAGTAGAGTCCATAATTTCTACTCTTGACCAGCCTTTACCACGCTTAATATTTTTTGCAATACCAAGTAAGACAAATACACCTTGCTCATCAAAGTCTTCTACCAGATCTATGTATGCATAGTAATGCTGTGGAACACTTGTATTTAATTCTGGAAGATTTAAATATTCATAAAGATTATCTCTAACCTTTACTTCATCTCTAGGATTATCTTCAAATGTTAATGCACCAATAAGGTCTAATGCTTCTACTGCTCTTGAATTAATTCCACTACCTTTTTTTATTGCAAAGCTTTTAAACTGCTCTTTAGATTCAAAAGGTCTTCCTGCAATAATTTTACCTGCAACTCCTTCAGAAAGCCATTTGATTGCAGCAAGTCCAAACCTGATACCCTTGCCCTCAATCTTAAAGTCTGAATCAGATTCGTTAACGTGTGGAAGTTTTAAAGACAACCCCATACGCTTACACTCAATTAAGTATTCAGTACGAGTGTCACTATCTTTTTCGTTCTTTAACAATGAAAACATAAATTCAATAGGGTAGTGATACTTTAGCCAAGCAGTCCAATAGGACAAGGTTGAGTATGCAACAGCGTGAGACTTGTTAAAGGAATAACCTGCGTGTGCTTCAAAGTCATGCCATAAATCTTTTGCTCTAATTCCAATATGCTTTTCTGCATTGTTAACAAATTTATCTTTAAAGATGTCAAACTCTTTAGCATCTTTTTTCTTACCAATAATCTTACGAACTTTATCAGCTTCAACCATTGTCATTCCACCAAGAACCACGCAAGCTTGCATAACTTGCTCTTGATACAAGACACAGCCATAGGTGTCTTTTAGGTAATCGTTCATAGAAGGATGAATATATTCAACCATTTCTCTGCCGTGTTTACGGGCAATGTATGACTTTCCAATTGTATTCATAGCACCTGGACGAACAAGAGCGTTTGATGCAACAAGTTCATCAAAGTTGCTTACTCTCATTTTAACCAGAAGGTTTGTATACGGAGTTGCTTCACACTGAAAAACACCCTTTGTACGCCCCTCAGAGAGCATCTCAAAGACTTTCTTGTCATTTAGAGGTATCTGCTTTAGGTTTATGTCTGTACCGTGGCGTTCTTTAATTGTTTTAATAGTCTGATCAATTACAGTAAGAGTCTTTAGACCAAGCACGTCAAGCTTGATTAGACCAATTTCTGCAGCCTCTTCCATATCTACTGCAACTACTGGAATTCTTTCTTTACTTCCTGGTGCAATTCGTGTTTCAAGTGGTGCATACTTAAAGATTGAATCCTTTGCAGTAACCACACCTGCAGCATGAATACCAGTTCCACGAATTCTTCCACGAAGTTGCTCTCCATATTTAACAATTTCAGGATACTTCATTCTAAACCATTGAGCATTAGCTGATCTTGTAAAATCATCCCAGCTATCTACACCCTTAAGAACTTTATTAACATCATTAAGAGGGATGTTAAATGCTCTGGCAACATCTCTTACAACTCCCTTGTCTTTAAATGCAAGGAATGTAGCAATGGATGCAACATTCTTATACTCACGTTCAAGGTATGCCTTTACTTCATCTCTTCTATCATCTGCAATATCAGAATCAATATCTGGGAAATCATCTCTGTCTGGATTAATAAAACGGAAAAACAAAAGACCATATTCAATTGGATCAATTTCTGTAATTCCTAATGCATAACAAACTAAAGAACCTGCTGCTGAACCACGACCTGGACCAACCATGATGCCCTGCTCTTTTGCCCAATTAAGCATATTATGAACGACCAAAAAATAAGGTGAAAAGTTTTTACTCTTAATAACATCAAGTTCTAGATTTAATCTATCAAGGTATTCTTTATTTTCAGAAAGACCTCTTAGGACTAGCCCTCTAGAAGTAAGTGCAAGCAATTCATTATCTGGATCCTCAACCTTTATTGGAAGAAGATCTAGATTACTTTTAATAGTATACTCTTCTACCTTGTTTGAAATCTCAACAGTATTTTCATAAATGTCTTCACGCTTAATTCCCTGCTGTTGCATTGCTGATTTAATTTCTTCATAAGAAAGTAAGTGAATGTCAAAACTTCTAAAAGACATCATTCTATCTTCACCATATAAATAGTCAAGTCTTTTCATAGGGTCTTCGATCTTTGAAGCCTTGTCGAAAGTAGATTCTTTATTAAGTTTTGCGTGTGTATTTAAAAGTAACATCATTTCTTGGATTACCTTTTGACTCTTATCAGAGTGATGGCAGTCAGGAGTTACTACTGACTTCACACCATAAGTGTCAGCCATTTCAAGCAATTCTTTGTTTAATTCTGAAGAGTTGTGTGGCATAACTTCTACATAAAAGTCGTCACCAAATGTTTCTTTAAACCATGTCATATGCTTTTTTGCAGCAGCATATTCTTTATATTCAATTGCTTTTGCAAGAAGTCCACTCATACAAGCTGATAAAACTATTACACCTTCTTTATACTTTGATAATATTTCAAAGTCAATTCTTGGCTTTCTATAGTATCCTTCAGTCCAAGCGAGTTCATTAAGTTTATTTAAATTTTCTAAGCCCTTGTCATTTTTTGCAAGAAGAACAATATGGTTGTATACCATATCCAAGGGGTCTGTTCTTTCAGACTTGTCTCTATTGTCAAATCTATCTGCAGTTATGTATCCTTCAATACCCAAAATTGGTTTAACGCCATTTGCTTTTGCAGCCCTATACATTGGTCTATGACCAGACAGAACGCCATGGTCAGTTATTGCAATTGCTGATAGTCCAATTTCAGAAGCACGTTTTGCATACTCTTCTGGAGTTGCGACACCATCCATTAGTGAATAGTGTGTGTGAACGTGTAACGGAACGTAAGTCATTTTAACCTTTCAGTTAGATAGGGTGGGGGAGTACTTCTCCCCCACCACGATTACCAATCTACAGAAGTTGATACAGATGGATTGTCAAAGCCAAGAAAGAATGATTCTTGCTCTGCATAAGGGACTTCTCTTACAACAGCTTCAAGGTCTGGAACTTCAAACTTAGACCAGTCAAACTTTTCCTCATCTTGCTTAATTGGAATTAGAATATAGGTTGTTTCAGTTCCTTTTCCATTTCGCTTTAGCTTCCATGTCATGTTAGAAAGACTTTGTGAATCTTGAACATATTCACGAATTGTATCAAATGTTGCAGACTTTGCTACACCCATACTCCATACAGCAATGTACGGATCGTTTGCACCATCATCAACCAATACGTTGATGTAGAAACGTAGACGAGATCTCCATCCAGCCTTCATATCCTTTCTGTGCATTTCACAACCAAAGCAACGACCTTCGCTTTCAGCAGAACATGCTGCCTTACGCTTATAGTCCTTTGGGTTTGTATGCTCAGAAACAACAATGGCTAGACCATTCTTTTCGTCATAACTTGGGGAGTCTCCATCAAGCTCGTTTACAAAACGAACGGATACACTCTGATTGTCTTCTAGTTTTAGCCACGTTACTCGTGGACCATTATTTTCAAATTTTGGCTTATCTAGCATTGCTTCGATATTCTTTAGCCCTTTTACAATTGCCATAATATTTCTCCTAATATTTGTCCTATAGATGGACAGTTTTACTATTGTAACACATTTGCTATAAGATCGTCAAATTGTGACACAAACTTTTTTAATTCATCATCAGATAGTTCTGATACATCTTTTACTGATTCTGGAAGACTTGCAATTGTTGCACTTGAGCCAAGTATGTTGGATAACTTTTTAGCCATTTCTCTTCCTGCATCATCATTATCTCCTAAAACTATTACATTATTAAAGTACTGTTTTAGCAATTCTCTCTGTCTACCTGACACTGATGCTCCTAAAGTGGCTACAGCGTGTGCTCCTACCTGTTCTAAGCGTATTGCATCAAAGGATGACTCAACAACAAATACCTTGTCAAATCTCTTTGCTCTAAATAAGTTAAACATTGTTTTTGATTTTGGAAGTCCTGGAGTGTTTTTAAACTCCTTGCCTTCTACAGACCTACCAACAAACCCTAGACATATTCCATCAGGAGAGTGCACTGGTATTGTAACCATATCCTGACTTTCAGAGTATCCAAGCAGATACTTTTCAACACTATCTTTATTAATTCCTCTACCAAGATAATACTGTGCAGCTCTTTGAGAGTTTAAGGCAGAAGCATTTAGTCTTTTAATTAACTCATTATCAAACTCTATAAATTCAGGCTTTCTATTAAGCTTTGATTCAAGTACTTCAATAAAATTAGCATTGTCTGATTTAGAATCAATCATTCTTGCAGATTCAAAATATGATCTTTTAGTTACATGCATTATTACTTCAACAAGAGAATGAGATTCTTGACATCCAAAGCAATAAAATAATCCGCTTTCTTTTGAAATTTCTGCAGCAGGAGATCTATAATTATTATGATAAGGACAAAAGATTATAAAGTCAGATTCTACTTCATATACTACATCAATACCTGCAGTTAGCAGACTTCTTCTGACTTGATCCTCTGAGTAGAAGAAGCCATCACTGGCTTGTTTCTGTCTATCCCTGCTATACACTCTGCTGTTCTCTTTCCTACATATACACCGTATATTGATATTTCAAAATTAAATGTCTTACCATTATAACTAATTGTAAAGTCTGTGTCAATATCATACCTTGGAACATATCCATCAGATCTCATTCCAGCGACAATCATACTGTAGTACTGCTCTTTAAGTCTTATGATATGGGAATCATCATAAATTTCACCATCAAGGCTAAATCTTTTTATTGACTTATGAGCGTACATACCATCAATTATATCAATGGAATTAACTAGTTTTATTCAAAATCCTTATAAATAAAGCGACCTGAGTCAAAATCAATATCTACCATAAACTCTCCACAGAAACCATGACGATTTTTTCTAAATATACATTCAAGGATTGTGCTACCAGTAGCACGACCTAAAGCTAAAACCCAGTCAGCATCATATGCTAATTGCTTTGACCACGCTACTTGACCAAGTGAGGGAACGCTGTTCATATCTGTAGCATCGTCAGGGGTGGCAGAGGCAATCGCAACAATTGGAACTTGGGAAGAAATTGCAAGAACCTTTAGTTCTCTAGAAATATTCTTAATCTTTACAACTTCATTATCATTTCCTTGATTTGAATTCATTAACTGAATGTAGTCAACAAATACAACATCTGGAGAATACTGATCTATCTTTCCTCTAATAACAGAAGGAGATACATCTGCAAGACCATCATTAGAAATGATATAGAATGGTGGTCTATCTTTTAAATTTTGCTTAGCCCAATTTTCAAAGCCTTCAATATCAATCATACCTGCACTTAATTTTCTATGTGAGAAATATCCTTCAGCCATAATTGTATAAACACGATTTCTAACTTCTTTCTCCGTCATTTCAAGAGAAACTATTAACGGCTTTTTGCCAGCTTTCCACGCCTGTACAGCCATAAAAATAGCGAGCCAAGACTTACCAATGGCAGGATAAGCAAGAAGTATGCCAAACTGACCAGGAGCAATACCACCAGGTAAATAGTTATCAAACCCTGCAAGATTCGTTCTAACGCCATGTATACCTTTTTCACTTAACTCCTTAATGTGTGTAAAGTGTGCAGAAGCATCTTCTACATCTGTTGCATCAATATCTCTTACATCAGAACTAATTCTTTTAAGATCAGATGTCTTTGAAATTATTGAATTAAGAGCTTCAATTGGTTGATGATCATTTAGTTGTTTTGCACTAGTCATTAGTGCATTTCTTAAATGGTCTTCAAGGAACTGAATTCTTAACTCTTCTAGATGATGCTTTGTTGTACCAATTTCACCTATTGGTTGAAAGTCTCTAAACTTTTCTACCAGAAGTGACCGTGTTGGAACGGTTGAATTTTGCTCATAATAATTCTTTACAAAATCCCAAACGTCTTTATGAGTTCTAAACAAAGTATCTGGGTTTGCCTGAAATAGCACATGAATTTGCTTATCATTTAAAACTGCAGATAGTACCTTTGCTTCTAAATCAGACATTATCTATTTAGCCATTCCTTTGCTTGTTCCCTAAGTAGCTTTCTAGCCACATCATCTTCTTCTTTAATTCTTTTTGCATCATAAATTTTATCAGCATTGTTCACCAACCATTTCCAAGTTGGAGATGCAGACACGCTAACATAGTATTCAATTAGATCATAACTTTGCTCTATACCGTATGATTCAATCAACGAGTCTGCAGCCCATTGCTGAATGTGAATATTGATATTTTCTTCTTTTAAGTTTTTTTCTTTTGTTAACTTCTTGTATCTAGATATTAGTGCAAAGCGATCTTTTTTTTCCGCCACTAGTCCTCTAGTTCTTTCTTAGCTTCTTCAACCTTTTGAATTACCTTATTTTCTACAAACTGATAAACTCTATCAAGAGCCTGGTCTGTATTTTCTCCACTACGCACAAAATCTGTAATTCCTAAATCAATTCTAAGACTTTGAAAATTTCCAAGATTTAGTGTATATCCTAGTGTTACTGAAACATTTGTTGTTTCTGACATTTTGGTCTCCTACCATGTCTCTTCTTGCCAAGTCGGAATGAAACGCCCATCCGATGTCTTCGTATAAAGCATTATAGCATCTCCCATTCTAGAACGCAAGTCTTGCTCTGTTAGTACGTTTCTAGGGGTGATCTTGCCGTCTTTCCTTGGTCTACCACCGTGTATGGTTGTCATAATTTCCCTAATTTCAAAAATATGATCTTCAGAATAATAAGCATTAATTTGAAAACCTCTTTCTCCACCAATACTATCACCAATTGGCTCAGGAATCAAACCCTTTGCAATTATTCTTTGAAACTGCACCCTTGATCTATTTAAAATTCTTGCAGTATTTGCAATAGTATAGGCTCTTTTCTTATGTTTCTTAAAATCAGAATATAGCATACTTTGCTCTTTACCCTGAGTTACATTATAAAAGTTAACAATGTTGCTACTTTTATTGATATGAAATACCTTTACAAGTTCTTTATTGATAAAGAATATTTTTTTGCAAGGATTTATTTTATCCTGTGGTTGAGACATTCTACCTGCCTAAGAACTAATTCTTTCACCAATTGCAATTATTGAAACATCAGCAGAAAAAGCTCCAGAGGTTGCTGACGAGAATACGTTTACCTGACAAGAGTTTTGAGTAACTCCACTTAAAACTGCGTACAAATTTGATACACCAGTTACAGATGTTACTGAAGATATAACTACTGGAGTAGTTTTAAATATTCCAGAGTAGTCAAACGATGCTGGAGCATTTGGCTGAACAGATAAGTTTGCATCAACAATTTTTTGAGTCTCTGCATAAAATGCTAAATTTGATGTTAATAGTTGAGAAGGTGTAGAATTATCTCTATATTTAATTTTTGAAAGAGTAGTACCAATTAGCTCTGAAACTCTATTTATTTCTTGAGCTATTCTAAACAAGTAAGATATGTCAAGTGGTTGACCTCTATCTGGTAATTCAATTTGTGCCATTTTATCTCCTAGTTAATTATATCAGGTAAGTAATTCTTACTCAGATAAGGATACTACTCCAGTATCAAATATTTTAAACAAGTCATATACGCCTTGTGCTGAACCAGAAACTCCTAAGTATTCATTAAGTCTTGGCTGATAAGAAGTTGATGCTGATTCAAAAATTTCTAATCTTGGAATATCTTTTAATGCAACAGTTCCAAAAACTCTTACTGAAGCAGATCCAGGTGGTATGACAATGCTTGTTGTATCTTCAGATACTCTGTTATGATATTCAAAATTACCCATGGCAGATCCTGATCCCCATTGAACAAAAACGTCTGTATCGTGTTGTTTAAATTTTTGTGAATGATTGTGAGCAATAGATGCACTAGTAATTGAAGCAGAATTATAGTTATAAATTATTGGAGTATCCCATGTTAGACTAACCTCTTCTGAAGAAATTACTGCAGTAATGTCTGACTCTAAAGGTCTATATTGACCAATGCTTTTAAGTGTATAAAGCTGTGACCAGGCTGACCACTGGTTTTTATCAACAGATATGATTCTAAATTGAAAAGCATGATCTCCATTTTTATCTGGAGTTGGTAATTTTTCTACAGGAATTCTTATCTGTGCCATTAGATAACTCCTATGCCAAACCTATATTCTACATAGCTTGTAGAATTTTCTCTCTTTAAAATTGGATTTTCATCTAATGTTTTTACATATTCGGCAGCAACAAGAGAATATAATGGATTATAGCTAGAAACATTTTCAAACCTTAAGCCATCATACAATACAAAATGATCTGCAACAACATCATTAGAATTATTATGAATACAAGTGTAAATTCTTACACCATTTACAGAACTCCAAGAAAAGTTTTGATCTGTTGTAAATTCTGAAAGGCTTTTTGTAATAACCTGATATCTTTTTAAATTTATATCTGTATCTTGAAGTACAATGTCTACAGAAGCTTTTGGTGAATCCTCTATTGAATTATTTAAAAACTCTAATTTAATTTTAACATAATCTGGGTCTGAAGCAGATCTAGCGGTGCTAATTACTGAAAATGCTAATTTTATTTGATCCGTTGGTAAATTATTTCCCAAGTTTAAACTGATAGAATTATTTTCAATATAATATGAAGCACTGCTAGAGGTGTTTATTACAGACGAACTTGCAGAAACTCCAGAAAGCACAGAAGTACTTCCAGAAACAAGTAGGCTTTTGTCTAAATATCTTGGGGGCTCTGCCCTATTTACTCTATCTGAATATTCAAATATTGGAGAGTTGCTATTTATGAAAACAAAGTCTGCTAATGTGTAAATATTTTCTGGTGAAATTTCTAAATATTTTTCAATATTTCCAGGAGTTACATCATCAATTCTAAGAGGACCTATGTATGAAACGGTTCCAGAATTGTCTTGATTATTAGAATATGCCCAAGGTTCTGAATTGTTAAATGTTGATATAATTCTGCTATCAAAATTACCAGCTACTGCATTTGTTGCTGCTGGATATATTCCAAGTTCAGTTATTTGATATCTTTGTTCAATAGGAAGCTCTGCTTTAAAAACAATTTTTTCAACTTGCTCATTTGTTATTGGATCTAATTCTTTTAACAAGCCTTTTGATAAAATTGGAACTCTTGCTACTTCAAATTCTAAAGACTGAACACTTGCAGAAAATGTTGCAGAAGAAGATGTTGGATATGGCTGTCCACCAACGCCAATAGCAATATGACTTGCAAATTCTGGAGCTTGGTTTAAAAGATATTTTGCTACAATATTTTTACCATTTGTCGTAATCATGATTCCACCTTTTCTATCTTATATATTGTACCATTTGTGTCTATTAAAACCTCTACCTGCTGATTTTTTTCTAAATTAATAAGTTCTATAACTAAATCACCATTTGTATCAATATAGTAATATCCTTTTTGACGAGTGATTATTTTATTATTTTCATCAAGATATTGATAAGTTGAGTCTAATTTTTGCAATCTTATATAGTCTTCTTGAGGTATTTTATCTTCAATATTAATTGTATAAATGCTAGTAAGAGGCTTAAACTTATCCATTATACTTAATTGTTTTGATATATCATACTTTTTTCTAACTTCAGACAGGTTTGAAATAATTGAGTATCTTTGATTAATTCCCTCAATAGTGTCATGCCTTTCAGCTATTGATAATTCTATTGCAGAAATATTTTCAAAAAGAAGTTTTTGAATTTGTTCTGCATCAAATTGTGGAACTAAAGAAGATATGTCAAAAACATTCCTTGCTGCAATTCTAACAGGGGAGGGGGCAATGGTAGCCACTGGTTCAGGAGTTGGCTCCATAAATTGGGGTACTTCAATTGGTGTATCAATTACCTTTGGTGGGGTCGTTGAAGAGTCGTTCTTTGTAGATCTAGGTGGGGGAGTTGGAGGTGGAGGAGTTGGAGGTGGTGGCGGAGGTGGGCTTGATGGAATTGCACCAGCACCGCTAAAATTGGGTCCAGCCTGAGCATACATTGCTGCTAGCTTAGAGGCTTGTGCAGCAGCTTGTGCTGCTTGTGCAGCAGCTTGTGCTGCTTGAGCACCGTCACTCTGAGGTTTCTTTGGTGGCGGAGGTGGGGGAGGAGGAGTTTTTCTGGGTGGTGGAGGTGGTGGATTTCTAGAATGACCCGCACCTGCTGGACCTGAATTTTCGCCTGGCATACTAAACCTCCATTACCCTTAATTGACTTTTAACATTTGAAGAAGATCTTCCATATTGGGCAGATATTACAACAAATCTTTTATTCTCATCTACCATTTTAACACCTTCTGGTAAATCAAAATTAATTTTAACAATATCTCCAAGTTGAATGTGTGCTGTTGCAAAAGTATCTATCTCAAATACCTTTCTTGGTCTAATAGTTTTATCAAGAATCCATTTCATAATATCTTTTGCAGAATCTTCATTTTGAATATAAACAGAGTCTAATGAAAATGACTTACTTCCATAAGTAGATCTACTATTTTTAATACTATCATATATCTTTTCAGATCTTTCTGGAGAAACAATTAAATTGTTGGCAACAACTGGGTCAGAAAAGTTTGATAGTTCTTTAAAGTAATCATCAACAGTAAGAACATTAGAAATATTCTGAGTAAACGTAATTCCTTGAATCATAATTCTATTCGTAGAGCTTTCACTTAAATTTATTGCTTTGTCTGTTGTGTTAAAGATTAAGAATTCAGCTCCATAAGATCCTGGCAAAAAGCCTGAAATTTGATAAGATTTTTCTACGGTAAATGGAGGAACAAATTTTGCTATTAACGCTGGGTAAGCTTGGTCATATTTAATATTAAAATATGCACACTCTCTTAAGATAGTTCCAAATTCTTCAAAGTAAAAATCTACAGTTGGCTTTGTCTCTGTACTAATAGAAGATAGAAATGTATTTTGAATTACTGATGGAAGAGAATATTTTTTTAAAGATTCAGCAGATATTGTATTCTTTACTTTTTCTCCCAAAGAAACATCTTCTTCTTTTATATTTTTTAAAGCAAAAATATTTTCAAACATACATTTGGTAGATCCTCTTGTAAATAAACAAGTCTTTAAACCACTGCTTGGCATTTGTAAAGGATTGTTATCAGACACTCTTCCAATTAATGCATTATTTAAATATATATTAAAATCAATTCTATAAATTCCATTTGCATTTCTCTTAATGTCTGCATCTAAAGATAAGTCATAGACTGCTATATCTTGAGAAATTAATCTATCTTGACCAACAAACTTTCCTTCATCAACAAGGATTCTTGCAAGAGCTCCAAAAAGTTTTTTAGGGACTGCAATATTTATCTTCTTATCTACTTGCGTAGAATATGGAGTTCTTTCTACTTTATAAAAAATTATATTTTCAAGAACCTGATCCGTTGGAAGAATGCCTCCACTTGAATCTGAACCATAGTATTTAAGAACGTCTTCAGACATAGATGCTATTTCAAGATAGTATCCAGAGTTTGTGTTTGTATCAACCATGTATCCAATTCCACCAGCTCCACCAGACAAGGTTTTTAAATTAGAGCTTGTAGTGGCTTTATCAATTTCAAAAAGATCTGTTGAGTTTAAAGCAGATTGAGTTTTATCATCTATAATTTTTCCAATAATTCTCATTCTTGTTCCAACATGTCTGTAATCTGTGTCTAAATCTTTATAAACATAGCTTATTAAATCTCTACTACTTGTTGCAGACAGGTCTGTACTTTGTAGTGATGGAACTGGATATGGTCCACTGAATATTAGTGCAGATGATTGAATTCCTGCAACGTCTTGCTGATTAAAACTAGAAAAGCCTTCCGATCTTGTTGACTTTTTCATAAAATTAGCAATCTTACTAGTTATTGAAGACTGTCCTTGTGAAGCCGTATCGTTACCAAGGGGGTTTGCTGCAACTGAATTAGACACTGGATCATAAGTTAAAAATTCTGTGGGAACAGTACTAAATATGTTTTTAGAATCCATTCTAAAAGATTTTCTATTGTTTGAATCTTCCCAATAAGGATTTAGTCCAGCACTGTGAGCTGTAATAGCTGTTCCAAACTGACCTCTACCATGAGACCTTACTTCTCCATTTTTATATTTAACATTTTCTTCTAAACCATCAAAGTTGGCTCCAGATGCATTTTCATAATATGGTTCTGTATAGATTCTAAGAAGACCAGTTAGAACCATTTTTCCATTAAAAATTAGCTTGGAAAAGTATTTTTGATACTCGTTGTTATTCGTTATCCATACAAGACCATTTGTTGCAGAAGCAGATGGAGAATCTACCTGATACTGCTGTGCATCATATCTTATAATTTCTCCATTAGCAAATAGATATCCCTGAAATCTTGGCAACCAAAAAGCACTTTCTCCAACATCAATTGTGTTATTTATTATTTCATTATTTACTACAGTTGGTACTGCACTTCCAAGACTAGTTCCCAATGGCACTGCTCCAAGTGCATATCCAAGATTTGCTGTTGGTTGGTTTATTGTTCTTGCCTCTTGTTGATCTCCAAGTTCCCAAAGTATTGCACTTTTATAGCCATAGGTTTTTTCACTAAGACTTAAACTTGCTTGTTCTAACTTTGATACTTCTCTTTGTATGTATCTGGTTGTGTAATTAATTTTGCCATCATTTAATATCTTTGTTTCAAAACCAGCAATTCCCTCAATGTTTGGAACAATGTTACCAGTTCTTTGTCCGTAAAGAGTTGTTAGTCTTTCAGAAATTGCATCGTTATCATCTCTTACAGAAACATCTGGCATTAAGTATTCTTTTGGCATAATAACAAAATTATTATATTCATCAAAAAACATTGAAGTCTGAGTAGCCTGTGCAAGTCTTTGTAAAACTTCTGAAACAGAAGCGTCTGGCTCAACAAAGAAGAATGGAATTACTGGATCGTTTGCAGTATTAATATTTTTAAATACATAATTACTAAATCCAATATTGTCCAAAAGTAGTGCTACTGCTTTTGTAAGGGTAGAGTTTTGCAAGAATATAGATGTGGCATTATTAGATTCTAATATAAAGAAAGCATCTCTTAAATTTAATGAAACATCTTGCATACCACTTGTAGCAACTGCAGCATTTTCTGAATAGAATGTTTTTAATGGAATAAACTTATCATATCCATTAACATCTAAAATAGATTCATAAAAATCAAACTTAATTTGTGGCTTAAGAATATTAGCAATAATGCTTCCATCTCTATTTGCAATACCAAAAACATTTAGCTCTGTAAAGGCTCCATCATGGTTTGATAAATTAATACCTCCAGTTGAAGCTACAAGTCCACCAACTGGAAGACCAAAGTCTGTTGCCATAATATTTTTATTAATATCATAGTCCAAAACATAATCTGTTATATCAACTTTTAATCTTGGTGATATCTCAATTAGTTCAAATGGCTTATTTGGAGCATACATTGTTTCTACAATAACTCTAATTCCTTTAATAAAGGCAAACTCTCTATAAATATCATTACTTCCAACATTAAAATAGCTTGGACCTAATATTTTTTTAACTAGTCCAACCCTTTTTGTATCATCTTCTTCTAATAATGAAAATCCATATTCTGCGTTATAAGTTTTCCAGTCTTGATCTTCTTCACTCCAAACATATAGTGTCCCTGACTCAGAACTTGAGCTTCCAACTATGTAAGCATCTCCATTTATAATATTTCTATTAGTATAAAGTGGATCTGGAAGTTGACCAACTGTGTCTAAATATCCATAAAGGTGAAAGTTTGTTTTAAAGTTTTCAGGCACTTTGATACCATAATAAATTTCTACATGACCATCCCAAGGAACGATTCTTGAGCCATCTCTTCTTGTAGAGTTTTCGTTAAAGTCTATTGCGTCTATCCAGTTGTTATCAGCATTAAGATATTGAATTTTCCATTTTTTTGGAACTGATGATTTTGTTATATCTTGAAGCGGGTCTGTAACAAGATTGTTATTGGTTCTAATTCTGCCTGGAACTAAAAATTCTCCATTTATTCCAACTGCTGATGGATCTGCTAGATTAGTTTGCATTTTTACAACTATTCTATTTGTTGCAACTTCATTTTTATAAGTAACAAAAGGCACACAATCATTTATTTTATATGAAGGATTTCCAGTACTAAAGAATGTTGCAGTTTGACTTGATATACCAAATTCTTGTCCATTTTCTTTTCTATATGAATTCCAATACTTAAACTTATCAAATCTTGAACAAAAATAATATCTTGGTCTTTTTCCAGATCTAATACTATCTACAAACTTTGTATTGTTTATATTTGACTCTCCAAAGTAAAGGATTTTATTAATTCCAGATCTTGGTCTAAATGGCTTAATACAATCTTTTAAAGAGTAGTAAAGCTCTCTACTTGTTTCTCCTGAATTAAAAGTTAAAGGCTCATTTGGATCTTCTGTTTTATATTCAGAAATATAGTTAGAGTCCAAAGCATTTGTATAAACATCAGCATTATCTTGGGAGTCATATTCTGGATAAAGTGTTCTATAAATAACACTTGCACTATCTGGTCTAAACCTATAGTTTCCATAATTGTCAAGGTTTAATAAATCATTTTGATTCCATTCAGCAACTACTAAAGAATCTACGCTAATGCTATTGTTTGTTTGGATATGATCTATTAAGTCTGTATCTAAAAACATTATACTTCCTCAAGAGAAATAGAAATATCCCAAAGGTCTCTATCTTTGACAATGGGACTTTCTCCACTATGGTCTGTAACATTTCCTCTTTTAATAACATTGTAGCTAAAGTCTGAAATAAAGACTTCTAGTACATCTGAATATTTATCAAGTTTTTCATATATGTCTGAAATAAAATTTTGAGGTTTGTCATAAGAAAGGAACATATAAAAAGATCCAGGATTTGAACTATACCAGTCTAGGAGTTCTGCACCACCTGCACCACCATCTACTGTATATTCTATTAACGAAAGGTCTGTTGCAACTCCGCTTGTGTTAAATTCTGGGTCTCCATTAAAAGATCTAGATGGCAATAAGTTATAAGAAAAAGATACATTCATCTTATCTGCAATATGATAAGAACGCATATGACCATTTACCATTCTTTTTCTATTTTCAAGCCTATTGGTTTTAAAACTAATTTCACTTCTATTATGGTCAGAAAGGATTATAAAGTCCTCTCTTTCTATTCCAGAAATTTGTGGAACACCGCCTGTAATTCCATTAGAATTGTTAGAGAAAATAACTGCTTGTGGTCTTATCCACTTTTTTCTGGCATTTAAATATCCACCAGGATTATTGATAATCATTAGTATCTATTACTCCTTAAATTTCCTCTATTTTGATTTGAAAGCTTTGCCATAACTACATTTGCAATATCATCTGGAGAAGCATTTGTTCCAGATACATTTACATTTACGTTATATGTACTATTATACATTGGTGAAGAGTTTGAAACAACGTTTGTGGTATTAACTGGAATATTAGTTACGCTTTGCCCTGGGATAGAGTATGTTGGAGAAGAAATTCCTTTTCCTACTGCAGGAAATACTTGACTATTTAGCTGGTTTAAGAATCCTCTATTTTGATCTGCTACTGATTTTCTAACAACAAATTCTCCAGGGGTTAACAGGGCAGAAACTTTGTCTGTCATACCAGTTCCTGGAACAGTAAATCCATTATTCATTCTTAGTGCAGGAGGGGCTTCTCTAGAACCTTTATAAGCAACTCCACCATATGCCATCTTTATGCCCTTAAGTTTATTAAGAACTCCTTTCTTAGTTTGCTGAGCAGGACTAGCTACTTTAGGAGGAGTAGGAGGAGTGAGACTAGTAACTGTTGGTTTTGGTTTTGTTGTGGCTGCACCCTTGGCTGTTTTAGTTGCGGCAGAGTTTAAAGGATCTACGTTTGCTCCAGGATTTGCTGCATTATACATATTTAAAGAAGATTCGTATTCTACAAGTGCTGCTTGATCTGCTTTAGAAAGGTTTGTTTTTTTCTTTAAAGCGTCAATAGTCTTTTGTTGCTCAATAAGGTACATTCTTGTTTCTACTTTTTCACGCTCTTTTGCAACGTCTAGCTTTCTTTGTTCAAAGCCTAATAATTTATCTTGCACACCTTGAAGCTCAATTCCCTTACTATAAATTCTATCTTGAATTGTTTCTATTTCAGATTCAATACCCTTTCTTGTCATCAATTTTCCATTTATAGAAACTGTTAATGCATCTAAATCTGTTTGTCTTTGTTTTTCAAGTGCTGCTCTAGTATCTTCAATTTGATATTGTGCAGATTGCTGTTGCATATCTCCAGCTATACCTGCTGCTGCTGCAATGTCTCCAGAGGCAAGGGCAGAAGCTAAACTAATTCTAGACTTTTCCTGCTCATTAACTCTTGAATTTGATTCTAAAACTTTATCTAATGCTTCTACTCTTAAGTTATAAGCATCATTAACAGCCTCTTCTTTTTTAGAAAGTTGCTCTAGTCCTTTTTGTCTTAAATTAACTTGTCTTTCTTCTAATTCAATTTCTCTATTTAATTGCTTAAGTCTTTCATTAAACCCTTCTGCTTCTTTATCAATAAGCATTTCTTGAAGTCTAAATCTTTCCATAAGCATCTTTAATAGGTTTTCTTCTTTATTGTTGCCACCAGACTTATCTCCACTAGTAGTTCCTGGCTTAGGTCCTAAATTGCCAATGCCAACTTTTAATTTATTCAACAATGCACTTTCTAAAGTTTGCTTTTGTTCTTCACTAGTTCCTTCTTTGGCATTCAACTTTTTATTAGTTTCTGTATCCCACGCAACTGACATAATAATTGGAATTGAAACTGAGGCTGGTAATGCATTTATTGCAGACATTATTTCGCTATTAAATATGTTCATACCAGTTGCTTTAACTAGAACTTCTTGAGTAAGTGGACCCTTTGCTGCAGCACTTTGAAGCTGTTCATAGGTTGAGTACAACTCTTCTATTGCTTTTGGATTTGGATTTTTAAAATCAATCACGGTAGTAATGTCTGGAAGAGATTCTATGACTCCTAATTTAAATACAAGTTCATCAATTTCTTCAGTAGTCAAACCTTGTGTTTGAAAATTTATAACCATTTGTGCATCTGTTGGGCTCCATTCTCCAGTCAGTAGCTTCCCCCAAGATGTACTTCCAACTTCTTCAAAATCTTTTATTATTTTATTAATTGCTTCTTCACTGTAGGCTCCAGATTCCTCAAGCATTGTTTTAACTTGTGTTTTTTGATTTTCTATTGCTTTGAGTGCTGGGCTTTCTATCCAAGCAAAACCAAGTATAGAGTCCTGCTTTTTTTGTGCTTCTATATCAGCAGTTGCAGTTAGTGCCTGATTATTTTCAAATCCAAGAATTTGTGCATTTGCATCTAAAGTATTTCCTGTTACATTCTTAGAATCATCAAGAGCTTTTTTATAGTTTTCTAAAGTTATCGTTCCTTCTTTAAAGGCTGCGTTAAGAAATTCAACTGTATTAAGCTGTGCAGAAAGTGCAGAATTATTTACAGTAAGAACTTCTTCTAGTTTATATTGATTTTCAAATCCAGCACTTCCGCCCTTGAACACACTAAAGATTTTTTGCATTTGATTTAAATCATCGTATGCACTCTTTGCATCATCTCTTATTTGAGAAATGTCAACACTTGGAGTTATTTCTGCTTGAATTTTTAAGATGTTTTCTGCCGTAAGTTTTTCTCCATTTGGACCCATAAGTTGCGATATCTTGCCAGAAACTTCAACTGCAAGTCTTTCGTTTTCTAAGGCTGTTCCAATATCTATCGCTATTGCTCTAGCCTCTTCTGCAGTTATTGCACCTGCAATAATAGCTTGAGAAAGTTGATTTCTTAAAGCAGTAGCTGCATCTTTTCCAGAAGATTCTACAAAAGAAATGTCTTTTAGCAATGCTTTTCCTGCATCAGATTGCATAAACTGGCTAGAAACTTGCTGAGATTCTTCAGAAACTTCTTGACCTGTAGCTTTTTCTGCAGCTGCCACCATTGCCTGTTGTGCACGAGTTTGTCTTCCAAATGTTTCTGCAATAGCGTTAGTAGAATCTGCTGTTCCATACATTGCCGCTGCAAGTTTTCCTCCAGCCTTTGATGCATCGTTAATTTGTTTGTTTAATTTATACGCACCAAATCCAACTAAGGCAATTGCAGCTCCTGCTCCAGACAAAGGTCCAATAAATTTTAAAATGTTTGGACTTAGTTTAGATAATTGAGGAAATAGCTTTTTAAATCCTTCTCCAACTTGTCCAGTAGAATCTACTGCTTTTAAACTTACCTTTTGAAACTTCATTAAAACTGCTGTTACAGATTTTTGAGCTGCACTAAAAGCTGCTGTACTTGCAGCAATCTGTCCAAACATACCCATTTCTGGAGCCATTGCCATAGGAAGCATTGAAGCCCCTAATCCAGCTGCCATTGGAGCTATTCCTGAAAGCATTCCGCCAACACCTGTTGAACGACCTGAAATTTTGGCTCCTTGACCTTTATTTGAAAAATATTTCGCACCTTTTTGTTCTTGAACAACTCTTTCTGGTTCTTTTTTTGCAAAATATTGAACTCCAGCCATTCCACCCTTGTTTAATTTTTGAGAACCATTAATAGCAGTTAACAAATCATAATTGTTTTTAGTAGATTCTTTATTTACAACAAATTCTCCAGGAGTAAGCATTGCTGGAACGGTATCTGTATTACCCATACCTGGAACTATATTTCCTTGATTAAATCCTTGTACTCCAGATTGGGTAATTAAAGATGGTAACCTAGTTCTTAAATCACTTGCTACTCCAGTTATTTCAGAAGTTCTATTTCCAACAAGTAATTCATGCTCTTTTGCACGAAGCCTTTTTACTCTATTGTTTCTATCAGACATTACAGGGTGTTTATATGACGCTTTTTGCACATCAAGAGCAAGGACTCCAGATCCAACCATTTCATCAATAAATAATTGTTGAATTTTTTTATCTGGAAAAGTTTTATTTAAACGTTTTTTAGCATTGTTGTACTCTCTTGTTTTATTTGCAAGAACTTGTTCAAAGGTCCAATCGCTACCAATAGTGGGATTAGGTCCAGGTCTAAAGGAACGGGCAGGACTCCATCCAGCCATTGCAAGTTCTCTTGCATATTCTGCAGTTCCAGGAGTAAGTTTTTTAATCTTAGGGGTCTTCATTATTTTTCTTAATCTGCTAATATCTTTCTTTTGAGTGTCCAACCCCATAAAGCCATATGAAAAATCTTTTAAAGTTGGATTGCTAAGATCTCCAATAAATGGTGAAAAATCTAAATCTCTTTTAGTTGTATAAGATCCTGCCCCACCCTTGAAATTTAATTTCATTCCAAATAGATCTTCATATCTTCCTTCTTTAATTGCAGAAACAATTTTCTTTTGCTGTGCATATGGTAACTCTTTATTGCTCGTTGATCCTAAAACAGTTCCTCTAGTTGCCCTAGTTTTTTGAGTAAGAGGATTCATCATTCCTAAAATAGTATCCATTTCTGGAGTTTCTCTTACATTTCTAGAATCAAAGGCAAAATTATGAAGAGCACTTTGTTGGGCAAGTCTTTCTTCTTTTCCAGGTCTTACTCTTCTTCTAAGAGATTTTCCAATAAGTGCTCCAGCATTATACCCTGGAACTTTTCCACCAGCATTATACGGCGTTGAGGCTCCAAATTTTTCCCTATAAGTCACTCCGTCTCTTTCTGTTTCTAGTACCCAGTATGGTTTTCTATTTGGATTAGATGGAACTATTTGTTTAACTTGAAATGGAAGATTTCTTTCTTTAAAAAAAACATTTGCGTCAGTTGCAAATTTTTGAGCATCGCCTGGAAGAGAACTTAATTCAGGACCACCACTTTCTTTAATAAAATTTGAAATATCTTTTTTTGCTGGTATGCGAAGACCTACAATTCTTGTAGAATCTTCAACATTTGGATATGCATCTCTAGCCACCGTTTCTAAAATATCATCTGTTAAATCCACATTGCCGATTGGCTTACCTGATGCGTCAAGTCTACTTTTATATCTTAAAAGTCCCATAGCCATTTTTCTTCCAAATTCTTTTTCAGTTACTTCTGGGTAGGCTTGTCTAAATGCAGTAGTTTGATCAAAACTAATTAGTCCTCTAGAATCTCTCATTGCTATAGCTGCATCGTCAAGTGTCATCTTACCTTGTCCTCTGTTAGCTGCTTGATTTATTGTCTTAAGAATTTTAGACCAGTTGTTACTAAGACCTTCTATTGGAATTCCGTGTGATAAAAGGTCTCTTGCAAAAAGCCATCTATTTGAAGTTTTTGTACCAAATAATTCTTGAAATCTAGCAATTGTTTGTATGTTTTCATTTCCACCTAAGTGTGATTTTTGTAAATCAGGACTTGATGACACAGGTGCTCTAGATACTACTTGAGAATCTCTTCCAAGAAGTTCTCCAAAGCCATGTGGTTCATCCATTAAAGAGTCAAGGTCTCTTGGTGTGAGGTTTCTATTTCCCCCGATCCTACTGGCAGATTTTGCAGCCTGTCTAGCATGCCAAGCTTTTACAGCGTTTCCTATATTAAGATATTGAATTCCTTTTGCTTTTCCACCAACATTTAATCCTTGAGGATTTTTACTATCATTGATATTGTGAAGTAATCCAAGATTGTTTTTAGTAGCTTCTTTATTTACTACAAATTCCCCTGGTGTAAGCATTGCTGGAACCGTGTCAGTGTTTCCAGATCCTGGAACAGTTGTTCCATTTGACATAAAGATTGGTCCACCAGAATTTCTTTTTTGAACACCTCTTATTACAACCTGGCTAGTTTTTGCAGATACTCCAGCAGCTCCAGCAGCACCAAAAACTTCAGGGAAATCTCTAGTTGCACCAGCTTGAGTGGCAATCATTGCAGCATATGCCTTTGTTAGATTTCCAATTGAAGCAGCGGCAGTATTTCCAACCATTGCTTGCTTAACAAGAGTTTCATTTAATATTTGAGTTGGACCTATGAGTTGTTGAGCAGCCATTGCTGCATCCATTTCTGCAAGACTTAAATATTTTGCACTTTGTGTAACTGCTTTAATTGCACCTAATGGACCACCTTTTATTAATCCCATTCCAAATAAAGATATGCCCTGTCCCATTTTTGCAAGGGTTCCAACAAGGTTTAAGAATAAACCAGTTAACATTGTTACTGCTGGAACAACAATGCCAACTATAACTGCACCAATAGCAGCAAATTTCTTTTGACCATCTGATAATCCATTAAAAGCTTCTGCAATTTTTGTAGCAAGATTAACAAGTGGAATTGCTAATTTAACAAAAATTTCTCCAATAGGGGCAATTGCTAATTTAAATCTTTCTATTGCCCCCGTTAATTGCACACCAAAAGATTCTTCAATAGTTTTTAATTCTTTGTCTGCTGTTGCAGCAAGTTGTTCTGTACTATATCCTAATGTTGCAATAACTTGTTGAGCTTGAGATCCTTCTCTAGAAATATTTTCAAACAATGCTCCAAGTTTTGCATATTGAAATTTTCCAAATACTTGTTCAAGAGCTTGTTGTCTTGAAAACTGATCTAGAGAAGCAAGAGCCTGTGCAAAAGATTGAACAGTACCCATAAGGTCTCCCTTGTTTGCCTCAATAATAGATTGAAGATTTATTCCCATTCCAGAAAGCATCGCTGTAGCTTGCTTTGTTGGATTGATCAAAGATGCAAGACCAGACTTTAATGCGTTAGCACCTTCTGCTGCATCAACTCCACCTTCTTGCATTGCTGCAAGGAATACTGTAAGATCTTTTACGTCTCCACCAAGACCTTGAATAACTGGTGCAACACGAGGAATTGCTGCAGAGATATCTTGCAAGGAAACAACCGTTTGGTTTTCAACCATATTTAAAAAGTTAATAGTGTCTGCAAGGTCTTGTCCTGATAATCTAAATGCAGACTGTAAAGATATTGTAGTTTCTAGTGCTGCATTTTGATCCATTTGACCAAGTGTTGCAAGTCTTGTTGCTTGAGTAACTGAGTCAGTAAGTTCTGTACCCTGTCTACCAGCAGCAGCAGCTTGAGAGGCAAGACCAATAGTATCTTTTACTGCAATTCCATACTTTGTATATTCAGCAGCAAGACCTTTTACTGCCTCAAGGTTTTGATTTAATTCTGCTGGAGTAGTAAATAAGTCTCCATATACCTTTTTAAATCCAACAACTTGTTTTTCAAGATCCATAAAGGTCTTACCAGCAACTGCTCCGAATATTGTAAGAGGTACTGTAAAACCAACCATAAGCTGACGACCAGCCCATTGAACATTTTTACCAAAGTTGATTAACTGTGTAGTTCCTTGCTTAAACATTGAAGACATAATTTGTGCTTTTTGTCCAGCAATAGCAGCCTCAGTAGAAAATGCAGCAAGAGGTCTAACTGCTAAAGCATCTTGAAATCCATTTGCAGCAGCAGATGTTGCTATAAATTGTGTTTGAAGCCTTCTTGCACGTTCTGAAGCAAGTGCCATAGTTTCTGCTGCAATAGCACTATTTTTATTATATTTTGCACTAAAAAATTGACCCAGGGAGGTTTTTCCCTTGGTCAAAGTTTTATCTAGAGTTGCAGCAGCAGTTTGAAGTCTTATGGTTTCTGCTGTAAAACTTCCAGTTTGATTTATTGCTTGTTGAAGTGCTTTTGAAAACTTTGCAGTAAATGCTGCTTGGTCTACATTGCCTTTGTTTAGAGCTAATTGAAAAGCATTTATTTGTGCTAGAAGAGCCTTAAGCTCAGAGGAAGCAGACCCTGTATTGATCTCAACTTCAATAATACCTTTTGCAATTTCAGCCATTATGTAACCACCTCATATTCCAAGCCTTCTCCAATACCGAAACCAGCTTTTCTGGCTGCAGCACCTTGTAATGCAAGAATATCATTAGGATTTGATGTAGCACCGTTGCTATAAACTCTAGCCTTCATCTCTTCCCATTTATTTTCAGACGAACCAGAATCAAGATTCACTCCCTGAAGTGCTGCCATAAATTTCTTACTTTCGTAATCTTCTTTATTTTTAGCTTCTAGTATTGCTACTAGTTCAGGCATTGATATGCTTTCTTCCATTTCAGAATAATTCTTCCAGAATCCCAGAAGAAATACTCTTGATTCTATCTCAGCAAGATCTAGTTCGTCCCAACTAGAGCCGCTGTTAGTGCGTTTGGGTCATTTAACTGAATCCCTGCAGCCACTTCAATTACCTTGTACACAGTTGGAAGATCCATTATATCTTCTAACAGCTCCTTAGTTGCTAATTCTGCATTGTATTGCTTCATTGCAATAACAGCACAGTTTAACAATAGATCCATTGATTTGATATTATCTTCTGCAATTTTTGGATCACTAATCTTTTGAAACTCTTTCATAAAATCTCTCAATAAAGAAATTTTAAGTGGTTTCATAGAAATAGTAGAACCATCTAATAGTTCTACTTCTACAACTTCATATACACTAGTTGCCATTTATTCCTCCTATAGAATATATTCAATTATAGCATAAATGCCTTATTAAATAAACAATGCCCACCCTTTTTAGGAGGTGGGCAAAGTTTCTATATTTAATTTTTTTACGGACCAACGACACGATCAACGATCTTGCCATAGGAACCATTGGATGCTGGAAGTAAACGGAATGTAACTTCATACATAGAAGGTTCGTCACGCTTTGCAGAAACAGTTA